TTGTCGTCGCGCAGGGCGGCGCCGTCCTGCCAGCGCTCGTAGGCCTTCTCGATCGTCGGGTGGCCCACAAAATCGTGGAAGATCGACTTGCCGCACACGAGCACGTACCCGTCAGCGATCAGCTCGCCCAGCTCATCCTCGCTGGCCTCTTTGGCTTCGATCAGTTTGTTGACGACCTTCGTGGTCGCCGTGTCCAGCGCGATCGTCTTCGTGTTCTGAGCGACGCCGAACTCCGCGTGCCAGTCGTAAATCACGCTGCCGTCGGCGTCGAGCAGCTTGCCGGAGATCGCACCCGCGCGGGCGTATTCCCAAGTCGCCTGATGCGACCGCGCCATGTCGGCGAGCCGTTCGTCGCGCTTCTGCTCGACGGTTTCCATTGCATCCTCGGATCCGAATTGGCGGACGCCCTGCACTTCCGCGGCCAGGATAGTGGCCTCGCGCGGATAGTGCGGAACCAGGAAACTGCGCGCCTTCCGGGCCGCCCTCTTCTCTTGGCTCGCGGGCGCGCCGCGCGGAGCGGTCGGGACCAGGCTCAGGACGCCCTCGCGCTCCTCGACGACAACGGAAATCGTGTTGACGCCCTGAGCATTCCACGGCAGCCACTGACTCAGGCCGCGGGGAACGTAGGGGACCTTGTTCACTGCGCTCGTGAGCGAAGTGAAGCTGAACAGGTCGCTATCGAAAACGTTGACGAGCATCGGATTCTTCTCCCTTCAGCTCACGAGTTACCGGGCGATGACGCCGTTCTCCGCGAGATCGGCGATTGCGGCGTCGATGTCCTCCTGTGCCGTGCCGTCGGCGAAGATCAGCGCATCCGCCTGAACTTCGGCGTCCCGGCTAATCACGGCGGCATCGACCTCGGCGGCGGTCGCGTCGGTGCGGCGGCACAGGATCGCGGCCGCGGTCTCCAAACCGTTCGCGGCGCCGGGGTCGTACGGTGCGTACGCGCCGTTCGCGGTCACCCTGCCGAGCACGGTGCCCGCCTCATAAACAAAGCCCGCGACGAGCGTCACGCGATCCCGCGCACGCGCACCGTTCGCTTCGCTGATGATGAAGCCCTCGTCCCGCGGGCCTTGAGTAAGAGTTGCCATCTACGTCTCCCTGGCTACTGGCGCGCGTTCAGGCGCGAATAGATTTCCCTGGCGTCGATCTTCGCGGTCGACCTCGCGCCCGAGGCCTGCTCGGCTTCGGTATCCGGGCGACTGGTGATCTCTCCCACGCTGTCGGCCCGCTCGACGAGTGCACGCAGAAGCGTGTCCTTCGCATTTGCAAGGGACACGTTCTTTTTCACGAGCTCCTCGCCCAGCTCACGAAGACCCGCCTTGCGCGCGAGCGTGCGAATCTCGGTCAGCTCTCCGAGCCGCTTCTCGGCATCCTCCAGCGACGCGCCGGATTCGATGAGGCTCGCGGCGACCTCGGGGAATCCGGCTTTCGCCGCAGCCCGCGTAATCGCGGCCGCGTTCGCGCGAGCCTGGGCGACCGGGTCCGCGGGTTCGTCGTCGGTCTCACCGTCGGCATCGGATTCGGTGGAGGCCTCCTCGGCGTCGCCGTCGGCATCCTGAGCTTCGTCGCTCGGCTCGGCGTCGCCGGAGGAGGAATCTACGACGCGGACGGCAACGTCGTGCTCGTCGTCCGCGGCTCTGACTACGGCCGCGGGGTCGGCGCCGACGGGAACTAGTGAGATTTCGAGAGCCTGCCAGTCTGTCGCGCGGGCGACTGGCGTCTCGTCGCCGCGAACTTCGATATCGTACTGACGGACATCGTAGCCGATCGACACCTGACCGAGCACGCCGTCGAGTATGTCGCGGAGAGCCTCCTCGGCGGCGGACTTCTTGCTGAATCGAATCGTCGCGATGAGCTGGTCGCCATCGATGCGATGACCGACCACGCGGCCGAGGACCTTCGTAACCGAGCTGTTGTCGTGCGCATCGAGGACCGGAGCGTTGGCGAGCCGAGAATCGTCAAGACCCTCCATCGTAAGGATCTCGTCGAACTCGCCGAAGCCAATGGCATCTAGATAGCCAAAACGCCGGACCGGGGTCTCCGAGGATGCGACGACTTCTATGGTGCGCGCTTCCTCATTCCAGGACTCCGCACGCACCTCAGCGGCGCGGGCAACGCGCGTCATGCGCACAGTCTGGGGCTTTGGATTCTTCGACTTCGACATTCGGCCTCTCCGCGGACAGAGGAATCTCTGTTCGGGGCCGAGGATTGGCTGCAAGTTTGCAAGAAACAAACGGCGTCAAGAAGAAAGTTAGGGCCGGGAGCAACCAACTTGTGCGATAGTTCGATATACCTGGATTGCGGCGCCCATCTACGAAGGGGCGACCCTAATCCGCTTCCCCCAGCTCGTCCTCCTTAGCCTCGGCTAGCTTCTCTACTGCCTCCAGCACAGCGGCCTCGATCATTTCTCTGAGGACGTCGGCCGCTGCCGATTCCTTCGGCTGCTCGCCTTCATATCGGTACGCCGTGTACCGGAGCCCGAGCGCCTCCGCCGCCGCCTTATGCTTGGCGTTCTCCAGATCGATAAGTGCGATATCGTCGCCGAGCTCAGCGGCCACGCGCTTGCGCGTCGTGATTCCGAGATTGATCGCCTTCTCCCACGCGGCCACTTCTTGCACCGGATGCACATGCCGCCGCGGGGGCATTGTCCATTCGCATGCGAAATAGTCGCGCGGATCCGCACCCTCGGGCGGAACCCATGCGCCGGAGGCGATGGCGACCGCAACGAACCGCTTCCAAACTGGTTTGCAAAACTGCCTTTGGAGAAGCTTCTGCCACTGCTCGACGTGGCGGTAAAATTCCATAAGCGCCACACGGTGAACGCGATCCGAACCAAGCTTAGCCCAATCGCACGTCAACATTTCAACAGTCTGATTCAGACTGGCGGCCACGAAGCTCAGGTTCGCACGGCGGAAAATTTCGAAGTTGCCGCCGACGTCCTCGGGTTTCGAGAACTGGACTTCGTATCCCGGCGGAAGCTCAACGAAAGTCCCTGGCTCCATCGGCTGCAGAACGACATCCTCATCCTCGGTCGGCTCCGCGCTTGGAACCGCACCGCCATCGTCGTCGATGGGCTTGCGATAGAATCCGCCGAACAGCGCGGCAGTCTTCTTTCGCATCAGCTCGGCGTCGTCATATTCGTCGAGGTCGTGCAGCCGCATGATGGCGCGCGCGAGCCATGGTTCGCCGCGCTGGTCGCCGGGGCGCCGAGGCCGCATAATATGCAACACATCTTCGGCGGGCACCCGGACTGGTGTGATGTCGGCACCGCCGATGGTTCCGAGCCTGTCGAGCGGGTGAGTGCGGTACATCCAGTATGCCACCGGATGGTCCCTGAAATCGCGCTCGACGCCTCCTACAATGGCGTTCCCGTTGGGGGCTCGTTCGGTCTTGGTCGCGGGCACGTGCTCGGCTTCAAGAAGCTGAATCTGAAAAGGAACCGGAGAATCCATATCTTCCGGCCTGCGCGAACGCAGGCGTGCAAAAACGTCGCCGCCCTCAACCATGCCTCGGCACGCTTGCGCTTGAAGTCCGTAGATATCGAGCTGCCCGCGCGCATCGGCCTCGTCGGACCACTCGTTCCAGAGTTTGAGCAGATCGTCGTACGGACAGATCGGGCGCATGCCCGTACCCACCACGGCAGCTACGATGTTATCTATGCCGTTGGCTGCGTATCCATTGATGCGCGCCAGGGATCTGGCATCCCGACGCAGGCGATCGAGATTGCCGAGTAGCGCGGCGTTCGGGCCGTATGAACCGTACGTCGGCGCGCGACGGCCGGATCCGGTGGACTCGTACGCTGATCGCTTGCTGTTCACGAATTCGGAGCGAGTGCCCCCCGCCGCGATTCGAACGCGCGGTTTGCCTGGAGCCGCCTGCGACTGCACACGCACACGAGGCTTCGACGATTCGGCTCTGGACGCCATGACTAACTACAGCCCCTTACCGCTCTGGTACACTCGCACATGCCGCACACGCGGCGCGGGTTTCACGCCGTCCAGCTCGTCGAGACGGTCGTAGAGAGAGGAAAGAACTCGGCGCATCTCGGAGCCCTGTGCGTAGCCCACGCTGCCGCCTCCGGTGTAGCTCACACTCTGCGCACCGCTTGCGATTGCGGACTCGATATCGCGAATCGCTTGCACGAGCTCATCGCGCGTCCACAGACGAAACAGCCTCATCCCAGCATCCCCACTACCGCCCCATCCAGACCGACCGCGCAACCCTGCGTACCCGAGGCTTTCTCGGCGTCTTCACCGGAGCAGCCGCCTGCCCTGCCGCCGTAGCCTCCGGCATCTTCTCCGGAGACGCCTTCGCCGCCGACGGCGGCGCTGGCTTGGCTTCTTGCGCAAGCTCAGCCTGACGTCTGGCAGACTGCGCGCTCCGGTCCGGACCAACCGCTTCCGCACCGTCCGCCTCGGCATCCGGGTCCCGAGCGGGTATTCCCATCCGATCCGCTGCAAGTGACAAGTCGCGCCAGCGCTTGTACGTACTCTTGAGCCCTTGGAGCGCGGCATATGCGTACACGAAGCAGTCCCACGGCTCGCCCGTGTTTCTGCCGCGCCGTCGCCAAAATCGATTGCCACGCTTGTCGATCACGAGCTTCTCAGCAGTCAGGCCGTCGAAGTAGGCATCGTCGGCAGACTCGGGGAAGTGGCAGTATCCAGGCCCCGGCGCCTCGATCTTGAGCCGCCTGCCGAGGGCATCTTTCGCGAGCTGTGTGTCGATCATATACCAGGCGTTGCCGTCTTTCCGTGACGCCTTGCGCGGCCACACGCTGGCGGTGCGCGTGCCGAGTTTCTGGTTCCTGCCTTTGACGGCCCA